TGCAGCAGGAATTCCACCTACCGCTGTACTTGTATTTGTTATAGTTACAAAATCACCTAATACTGCTCCATGTGTAGTATCAGTAATAGTTACATTTGAGCTTGTATTAGTCGTTGTAAAAGCATTTACTAAATTAGCTGTAGCTCTAATAGGTGTAATATCTTGATTAGTTCCAGAAACATAAGCATAAACTTTTCTATCTGTTCCTAAAGCTTCATAACGTGAACCATCTAAAGCGAACCATTGTTCTAAAGCTCTTCCAACGCCAACATAATAAGCTGTACTAAATTTAGTCCAACCGCCTATTTTTTGTGGAAGTCCCTTACGAAATCTAATTTTATCACCATCTGTCCATCTACCTTCAGCACCTGTTTGTGTGTTTTCAGTATCTATCCCCGGTTGAAAATTCAATTTTGTTAATGGCATAATAACAAATACTATATAACATAAAATAAAAATTAATACTATTTTTTATGAAGGGAAGAGAGGGTGGTGTGTGGATAATCTCTCTTCCCCAGGGTTTTTTATACATTAATTGTTATTTGTTGTAAATATTATTTAACTTTAACAATCATAATATAAGTTCAGTAAGACCAGAGTTATCACCTAAAGTGCCTTTTATAAATGTGTTAAAGGCTAAACTTATTCTTGTATTATTACCTTGTTTTGTTTCTACTTGATGAGTGGTTGATGATGGAAACATAAATAAGTTACCTGTTTCTACAGGAAAAAACCAAGTTTCAGAGTTCCAAATATTATATTTATCTATTTTAGGTTTTATTTGTTTATAAGATATAGGATGTGAAAAAAGTATTTTATCATTTTTAATATCTGAATTAAAATATAATACCCCAGATATTAATGAATTAGGGTGTGCGTGTTGATGATGATATTGATTAGCTTCTGTATAGTTTAACCACGATTGAGTTATATAAAGTTCTAAGTTATCTTTAGGACAGATAACTGTATCTACATATTCTTTACAATGTTTATCTAAAAATTTTTTTATATTTTTAAATTGTTCCCTGTTTAATATATAATTATCTTTTGTATTAACATTCCCTTGATTACTTGTGCAATGTTTTTTTTGTTCATTTACAAATTGTAATTCTTGTTTTGTAAATTCTCTATCTATTTTTGTAGTATAAATAGGTGTTGGAAAAATAGAATGTATTATAGGTTTAGTCATTTATTATATCTAAATTACCAGATACAGATATCCTTTCTCCATCGCTTGTAAAACCATTTACAAAATGTGTAAGATTAGCTGGAAAAATAAATATTTCTCCAACTTTAGGAAAAAAAGCTTGTGTATTTATATTTAACTTTTCTTTACCAATTTTATTCATAAAATTTATTACTCCAGGACCACTATCGTTTGAAACATGATTTTCATGTTCTTTTTTTAAACTATCTGGAATTTGCAAATATATAACAAATGAAACATCGCAATCGTGGGTATGCATTGGATTTGATTCAAATTTTGTCATAAAATTTACCCAAGGTTTTTTATTTAAAACTAATTTTCCATCTATTTTTATATCCCAATGTTGAAGAATAGTATTTTTATAACTTTCTACATAAGGTTCTATAATAGGAAATAATTTAAATCTATCTATTGAATATTCTTCTTCAATAATTCCAGCTAAATATTCATTACATTTTTTATCTTTATCTTTTAAACAAATTTCTTTTATTTGTTTTATTTCATTTTCATTCATTTTAGCTTTATAAAGATATGGTCCAAAATAATAATAATTATATTGAATCATTAATACACCCAAGATACGAATGAATATCTTGTTCCTTTCTTAACTGGTTTAACTAAATGTGGATATAAAAATACAGATGGAAAAATAATTAAATCTCCAGCTTTAAATTTAATTTCATAATTATCAAACATTATAAATTCTCCACCTTCATAATTATCATTTAAAACTCCTACAATACTTAAAATTGGTATTCCTTTAATTTCACCATCAAATATATCGTGAATATGATCGTGATGTTTAGCCATTGATTGACCTTCACTATATCTATTAAACCTTAAATCTGTATAACCTTTCCAACCTAAAAGTCCTCCAATTTTATCAATAACAACATATCTTTCTATGGCTTTCCAAGTTAATGACATTAACTCATTTTTATTACTTAAATCGTTTGATAAACAAACATCAAGTTCTTTGTCTCCGTATAAACTTTTTATATCATATGATTTTGAATTTGTCCATTTGTGCATACTCCATTTATTTTGAGTATCTAATTCATTAATTGTCGGATTTATAATATTTTGAGGAATCCAATTATTTAAATGGAGTATATAATCTTTTAAATTTTTCATCACCACCTTATTAAAATCTAAATAACTTTAATTTATGAATCTTCTACTAAATCCCAAGTTTTTGTATCTTCATTCCAGTTGTATATTTGTCCGTCATCAGGTTTAGCAACTGGTGGATCCCAACTACAAGTTTCTTCATTTAATTCCCAACTTTTATAATTTTTAGGTGGTATAAAAGCATCTCTTTCAAAATCATATTTATAACCTATCCCTGCATGATTTTTTCTAAATGCTTTTGATTGATCATCTGATAAAACTCTCATATCATTACCGTTTTCGTCTTTTGCAGTAGTCCAATGTTTTCCTAAAAATGTATTATAAGATGTTTGTTTCCAAACAGCATACGGATCTTTGTAAAGATTTTTTAAAAAATCTATACCCGCTTGTTCAGTTGTTGCAATATCATTTGAAACAAGAATTACTGTTTCTACTACATTACCAATTCCTAATTTTGCAAAACGTGCCATTATGCTGTATAACTCCCACTTGCATTAAATGTTAATATTGTGTCACTACCCGAATTTGAAACTGTCGGAGATCCTGTTGTAGTACCTGTGTAATCAGAAGTTGCCATTCTTAAAATAACAACTCCACTTCCACCTGCTTGTCCAACTAAATTTGGTCCAGTTCCTGCTGCACCACCTCCGCCACCGCCAGTATTTGCAGTTCCAGGAGTTGCTCCAGGAATACCAGGGTCAGCTCCACCATTTCCACCACCGCCAGTTCCACCTGTTCCTCTTGATGGTCCTAAGTGTCCACCACCTCCGCCACCTCTATCGGTTGCTCCATTTATAGCTGATGATAAACCGTCTCCTCCATCTCCAGCACCGTCAGTGTCTCCTGCTTCTCCAGCTCCACCGCCACCACCTGCGTCAGTAGTTGAAGATGAATCTCCACCATTAAATCCTTGATTGGCTGTACCACTTCCTGCAGCTTCGGATCTAATTGCTCCACCGCCTGAACCTCCATCTCCTCCTGAAGATATAGTTGATGGTGCTCTACCAGTTCCACCACCTCCGCCACCAGTTGATGTGACTGTTGTAATGCCTGATCCTGCAATTGATGAATCTATACCAATATTTCCTCTTGCTGTATCAGAAGGTTGATCTGCTCCACCGTCACCTACAGTAATTGTATAAGTTTGTCCTGTAGTTAATTGTAAAGCTGTTTCAGAACTTCCTCCACCGCCAGAGGCTTCTGAATTATAAGAATTTCTATAACCACCAGCGCCGCCTCCGCCACCTCTATCAAAACCACCGCCGCCTCCGCCAGCTATAACTAAATAATCACACGCATAAGCTAATCCCTCTGCACTGCTTTGTAAACCATCATCAGAAACTAACCAACCTTTTGTTGAATCACTATATACAAGTGTAACTGCAACTCCTTCAGTGGCAAGTCTTTTATTTGATGTACTACCACCGATTGGTTCACTATTTCTATTTAGAGTTAATGGAGCTGTATCAAATGTATTTGCATAATCTTTTAATACTACATAATCACCAAGACTTGGAGACGCAGGTAATGTAACTGTAAATGATCCTCCTGCAGTATTACAAAAATATCCTTCACCAGATACTGCTGTAAAACCAGTTGTTTTAATTGCTGATTGCCAATCTGTTCCACCACCTGAAGGATCTGCAAAAGAAAGATTACCTGAACCATCAGTTTTTATTATTTGATCTGCTGCACCTGTTGCTGGAGGTAAAGTTAGAGTATAACTTGTAGTAGTACCATTTGCTTTTAAAGCAGCAAATTCTCCACCAGTAGTATCTTGTAATACTAATGAACTAGCAGCTGTTAAATTTACATTACCTGTTGAAGTTAAAGAATTTACTCCAACAGCACCTAGATCAGCTCCTACATCATAAATAGTAGAACCATCTGTATAAACAATTGATTTAGTTCCTTGAGTAACAGCTACACCATTTGCAGCATGACCTGTATTTCCAAAAGTTAAAGTATAAGAACCTGTTGTATTATTAAATAATATATATTCACCTTCAACTGCATCTGTAAATACATTAATGTTAGCACCTAAGGCGCCAGTAAATTCGATTACTTTGTTATGAACTTGATCATCTGTAGTGCTATCGTCAGTATTACTTGTTGAGTTATTAGATACTAAAGTGACATTAGCAGAACCAGCAACATTAACTGCAACATAACCTCTTACTGATGAATCAATTCTGTTAAGAACATAATTTACAAGATTACCCCAGTTACCTGAGTTTGCTCCTGAAGCTTGACGTTCTAGTTTTAATCTAGATGTAAAAGTTGAAGACATAATTTTTTATACTCTATTAATTAAATTTTGTAAATAATATATATTTAACATGATTTGTACACTATAAATTAGTCCAAATTTCAGTATTTCCATCTGAAATATTGTCCCAAAATCTTAAATCTACAGGAGTTACATTAGCTTGAATTCCAGTAATTCCTAAAAAATTATTAGAATCAGGAATTATAGAAGCCAAAGAAATAGTCATACTTTGACCAGTTATATCTAACGTATGACCTGATGAAATAGTAATAGAACTTACATTAGCATTAGCATTTATTCCAGTTATAGGAATAATATTTTCAGTGTCAGTTGTAACACTAGATAAAGAAGATGTTAAACTTTGTCCTGTAATTTCTAAGGTATTAGCAGTTCCTGTACTAATAATTCCTAAATTAGATGTTAAATTAAAAGCTGGAGTTACAATAGTAACAGCCCCACCTGCAGCTATTGAATAAGTTCCTATAAAAGTATTAGCTAATAATCCTGTAAGTTGATTTACTGTTGCAGCTGTTGCAACTACATTTCCTAAACTTACATTAGCAACTTGACCATTAATTGTAATATCAGAATTACCACGTGCTGTTGTAAAATTTAATGCAGTATTAGCTTGTTGACCAGTAGTTTGAAATATAACTCCATTACCTGTAAATACTAATCCAATTCGAGTATTCCATGCACCTTCGTTCCATGATTCTCTACCCCAACCTTCACCAAAATTTACTGATGGTAAAATTTGTTGACCAGTTATAACAGCAGCTGCATCAGGTGCTGAATTCCATGCACCTACATTCCAACCAAGTCTACCCCAACCTACATTTACACTCATAAGGAATTTCTCCTTATGCTATTCTTATTAAGCCAGCAGTCGAGTTAGCAGTAGGAAACTGTAATTCAAAAGTTCCGTTTGTAGAAGTTTTAACTCCACCAAAATCTAAAACCGCAATTGCAGAGTTACTATTATTTGCATTGTATAGTAATGCTGCTTGTGCAGAGATAGTTGCATTTGGAAAAGTTACATTATCAGCATCAAAAATTGCAGTAGTTCCATCTACAGAAATTGCTACATTAGTTAATGTATTTCCGCCTGCAGTGTAATTAGTTCCAGATGATGATACTTCGTTTGCTGTTGCATAAGCAGTTGTGTTTGCTGCTAATGAAGCTGTGTTATCATACAAAGCACATTTTATAGTTTGTGCTGCAAGGTTTCCGCCAGGCGACATTAAGTCTTGTTTGAATACAGTAGCTATCGCTTGTGTTATTGCCATATTTATTGTCCTCCAGTTAATGTATTTGTACCTAGTGGGCTACCAGGAAACTTGTAGTCTGTTCTTCTTCTTCTACGAGCTTCATTATTAATAGCAGCTACTTGTTCTTTATACAAATTTTTGTATATAGTATAGTCTTCCATGTTCTTTGTAAAGAGATTTGCTTCTGCTAAACTAGCATAAAGTAATGTACTTGGAATATTTTCTGTATACCAATTTGTAGTATTAGTATTAGATAATGGATTAATTTTTCCTTGATATCCTAATTTTAAAGTATAAGCTTGATCTGGAGTAGGTGCTAAATATACTCTGTTATCATCAAAATTAGCAAAATATCTAGGTTGTCCTTGAATAGAATTATCTGGCCAATATTCTTGAACAAAAGCTAAAGTTTTCATTTCTAAATAATTTACATTTGAACCAACAGTTATTGTTAAATAATTAAATAACATAGGTTCAATTGCAGTAGGTAGATTTACAAATCTATCTCCTGCTACAGCTGTAGTAGTTACATTTTCATTAAAACCAATAGGATCAATATCTCTTGATAAAGATTCAAAAGCATTTCCTATAAAATTTTCTAGTTGATTAGTAAAATCAGTTCCTGTATTTTCAGCCCAAACTTTAATATCATTTTGTAGACTGCTGTATGTCATTGCCATTTTTAATTACCTCGTCAATTTTAAACTTTGTCCAAACGTGCCCTGCAAATGGATAAGTTCCATAATGTGTTAATGGACTTTGAAGATCAGCATATATTTTACCGCCTATTTTTTGCCATAACCTACAAAAAGCATAATCTTCACTTAAATATCTATTACTTTTTTCATCAATAATACAGTCAAAAAATGCAAAACAATTTTTACTGGCATATCTATCATTATTAATAATTTGATCGCTAGTATATTGAAGATTAGGATATGATTCTTTCATTTTATCAAATACTTCTTTTTTAATTAACATAAATCCTGTTGCAGCATCTAATACTTCAGTAAAACCTTTAGTTACTTCTATATTTTTAGGATCTGCAAAATTTAAATTATATCCTAAAGCTCTTTGTTCTAACATATCAGCTCCATGTTCTTTTACCATATCTGGAACACTTTTCCAATCAATAGATTTTCTTGGATATATTCCACAAGCTATATCTACATCTTTTTCTAATAATCTTGTAATAGCTTGACCTTGAAATCCTATATCAGAATCAATAAACATAAGATGAGTAAAAGAATTATTATCTTTTTCGCAATAATCTAAAAATTGACTTACTAAAGTATTTCTAGCTCTAGTAATTAAACTTTCATTTCCCATAGTATTTAAATGAACTTTAAATTGATGTTTAGCTGCTTCTTGAGTTAAACTTAAAATGCCATGAAGATATCCTTCGGTAAGTAATCCTCCATAACAAGGTGTTGCTACCATTATACCTAATTTTTTATCTTTTATCATGTTACAACAGTAACACTTCCTAATCCCATTTGTAACAAATTTGTGTTGTTTGTATACCAAGTAGTAGGAATAGTTGCAACTCCTACATATACAGAATTACCTGAAGTATTTGCAAAACCAGGTAAAGCAGTTACTTGATTAGGAACACCACCAGTAGATGAACCAGCTATGCCACCTCCTGTTCTTGCTGCTTGTGTTGCAGATATATTAGCTGATGGTCTAGCATTTTGTAAAGTTTGTGCATCAGTAAAATAAGTTAAATCTAGTTGTGGTTGTTTAGGTTCCCACTCTGAAGTATGAACTAACATACCTGTCCATTCAAATACCATTTCTTGATATGGAAATCTTAATCCTGATCTATCAGAAATTGCATAAGCATATTTTCCACCTGAAAATTTTGGTGAAGGTGCTCTATGAGGTCTAGTGCTTGCTGGTACTTTAGGCATTATGAATAATAAGTATTTCCTGTTGCTGGTAAAATTCTAGTTGAAGGAGTATCATCGCCAGCAATTAATCGTTGATATGCTTCTTCATAATCTATTTTTAAAGTTTGTTGTATAGCTGGTGCAATTCCTATTCTTTTTTTAGAAAGATAATAAGCAAGTCCTGCACACATACATTCTAAAGCTCTTGAAGGTACATCTACATTTTGTTCTACACCACTTACTGTTGAAGCTGTAATATCTTCTATTCTTCTAATTCG